ACGAAGCGGCTTTCGCATCGCTCGGGGGTGAATAATGGCGATTCCTAAAAAACTCCGGCTGTTTACCGTCTTTGTGGATGGCGTGAACCATATCGGCAAAGTCCCCAGCGTGACACTGCCGAAGGTTACCCGCAAAACCGAAGATTATCAGGGTGGCGGGATGCTCGGTTCGGTTGCTGTTGACCTGGGCCTTGACTCCGGGGCGCTCGATGCGTCGATGGTTGTCGGCGGCGTGGTCGAAGAGCTGATCCTGAAGTACGGCGGCGATATCGACGAAATGCGCCTGCGCTTTGTCGGAGAGTTTTACAGCGGCGGTACCAGCTCGTTACTGGAAGTTGAGATGCGCGGACGTATCACGGAAATCGATCCGGGTGATGCGAAACAGGGTGATGATACCAACCACACCTACGCCATCAAAAACACTTACTACAAGCTGTCGGTAGACGATAAACCACTGCTGGAAATCGACCTCCTGAACTTTATCTACAAGCGCAACGGGCAGAATCTCTACCCGGATCGCATTATGTCAGCGCTGGGCCTCGGCAGCTGATAACCCTTTTTACTCACCTTTAAGGCGGCCTGCTGGCCGCCCGGAGAAACTGCTATGACTGTTATTCTCAGTAAACCGGTAAAGCGCGGCGATCAGGAAATTTTCACCATCACTATCACCGACACCATCAAACAGGCGGGGTCGCTGCGTGGTCTGCGTCTGGTTGACGTGCTGAACTTCGATTTTGATGCGGTCTCCACCCTGCTGACGCGCACCACCAGTCCGCAGCTGACCAGTACCGAAATTGCCACGCTGGCAACCGGTGACTTCACCGCGCTGTGCGAAGAGATTACGCCTTTTTTGACGAAACCGGCGCCGTCCGTACCGAACGTGGCGGAGACGGAGAGCGAATAAGAGAGGCGGTATTTTCTGACGTCGACGATCTGATCGCCGACATTGCAGTTATTTTTCACTGGCCGCCCTCCGAGATGTACGGCATGGAGCTGCGCGAGCTGATGGCCTGGCGCGAGAAGGCGGCCATCAGAAGCGGCAACCATGAACAGGAGGATGACGACGATGGATCTTAGTATTCGCGTTGCGTTCAGTGCCATTGATAAGCTCACCCGCCCGGTCAGTGCCGCCAGTAAAGCAATTGGCGGCCTTTCTGACTCCCTCAAAAAAACACAGTCTTCCATTAAAGACCTGGAGAAAGGTGCAGCGTCTTTCGACAAGCTGCGCTCGCAAGCTAACGACACAGCTCTGAAGCTCCGGAGCACTCAGCGCGCCTTTGACGGTCTCAACCAGAAGCAGCGCGAAGGCGGGCAGCTTACCGAGGCTCAGGCGGCACGTCTTGAAACACTGCGCAACAAGCTCTCACGCCTGACGGATACCTATAACAAGCAGACTACCCAATTACGCTCTGCCGGGCAGGCGGTGCGCCAGCACGGCGTTAACCTCACCTCCGGTAGTGGTGCAGTGCAGTCTGCTATCCGGCGAACTGAGCAATACAGTCAGGCGCTTGAGCGCGAGCGGCAGCGCCTCGCGGCGGTAACGCGCGCGCAGGCCAGCTATGAGAAGGCAAAAGACGCCGGGGCCAAACTGCGCGGTGGCGGTACAGCGGCGTTAGCCGGTGCGGTAGTGGCTGGATACGCAAGCGGTAGATTCCTGTCACCCGCTGTCGGCTTCGATACCGATATGTCGCGAGTAATGGCACTGACCCGCATGGATAAAGGGGACGGTCGATTTACAGATCTGCGCGAGCAGGCCAAAAAATTGGGTGCTGAAACAGCATTTTCAAGCAGTGATGCGGCACAGGGTCAGGCATTCCTTGCGATGGCCGGCTTTACGCCTGAAGCAATTCAGGCAGCGTTACCTGGTGTTCTGGATACAGCTATTGCCGGCGGCGCACTGAGCGGGGATATCTCTCTTGGTGAGACTGCCGACATTGGCGCCAGCGTGCTCAAGCAGTTTGGCCTGCAAGCAACGGACATGGGGCGTGTTGGCGACGTTCTGGCGGGGACGTTTACCCGATCCAGTACAAACCTGCGCGCCCTCGGCGACACCATGAAATATGCCGGGCCGGTTGCTTCTGCTCTGGGTATCAGCCTGGAAGAAGCGGCGGCAATGGCTGGCGTTCTTGCTAATAACGGGTTGCGGGGCAGCGATGCGGGAACAGCTATGCGCGCCTCTCTTACCCGACTGTCGGCACCAACCGGGGCGGCCGCGAAAGCCCTCAAGGAGCTTGGGGTGAGCGTCGCGGACAGTCGTGGCAAGCTGCGACCTGTCGAGCAAATCCTCGGCGACCTGTATAAAGCCACGAAAAAATACGGTGACACTGATCAAATTAGCTTCTTCAAGGATATCGCTGGCGAAGAGGCGATGGTCGGCTTGCAGACGCTCGTCAAATCCGTAGGGAGTGGTGATCTCCATAGGCTTATTGCTGAGCTGAAAAAAGCGCAGGGAGAGTCCGCGTCCACGGCAAAAAAAATGTCAGATAACCTCGGGGGCGACATTTCTAACCTCAGCAGCGCCTGGGAAGGTCTGCAAATCCAGATATCTGATACCGTCAACGGCCCGCTACGTAGCCTGGTGCAATGGCTTGATGAAACTATTTCGCGCGTAACAGTCTGGGTTAAGTCAAATCCCCGACTTGCACAAACTCTCCTCCTCGTTGTGGGCGGTGCGCTGGCGCTGACTGTCGCTATTGGCACCCTCTCGCTTACCGTCGGCATTCTGATTGGGCCGCTGGCAAAACTACAGCTCGGCTTCACGGTGCTAACCGGTGGTCGCGGCATTCTCGGCGCCGTTGCCGCATTCCGCACCCTGGGTACCGCCGCTGGCCCGGTGATGGCAAGCATGCGCGGCTGGCCTGTCGTTATATCGGGTATCGCATCCGGTTTCGGGAGGATCTCCGCCATCATGCCCGCGATTCGGGCCGGGTTAATGGGTGCGTTTCTGGCTCCAGGTGCGGCGCTGGCGTCTTTTGGTAAAAGTCTTGGCATGCTGATGCTCAGGCTGACCGGCCTCCCTGCACTCTGGGGAATGATCACCGGCGCGGTATCTGTTCTGGGTGGAGCGCTGTCCTTCCTGCTTAGTCCGATCGGGCTAATTGCTGCGGCGTTCGTCGCGGCGGGGCTGCTGATCTGGCGCTATTGGGAGCCTATCAAGGCATTTTTCTCCGGGTTCTTTTCTGGCGTATGGCAGGCGTTGACACCTCTCAGGAGCGCCTTTTCTGCGTTAGCGCCGGTCTTCTCCGCGCTGGGTAGTGGTATTAAGGCTGTCTGGGAGTGGTTCAAAAACCTGTTAAACCCGATGCAGACCAGCAAAGAGACGCTGGATAAGTGCACCTCTGCCGGGGAGACATTCGGCCGGGTGATGGGGACGGCGCTTAGCGTTCTGCTGTGGCCGCTTCAGCAACTCATGAACGGCGTAGACTGGCTACTTAAGAAGCTGGATCTCATCCCTGACGGGATCGACAAAGCCAGGCAGCAGGCTGATAAGGCACAGCGGGATCTTGAAGCCTCTGCGGCAGCGCTGGCCGGACATCAACTCCCGTTAGGAAAAGCGGAAGTGTACAAGCCTGCCGGCGATAAGCCTCCGGTCATCACGGGTGATAACGGCACGCTGCGACGCCTGAACAGCATCGCTGATAACACGAAGGCGACAGCCAACAATACGAAGAAAATCGGCCCCGGCGACATTGTCTTTAAAAACCTGCCGCGTGCACTGGCGCTGCGTGGCGCCTATCAGGAGGCGCGGGTTATTCCGCAACCTGTGCCGCGAGTTTCTGCGGCTGCGGCCGGCGGTGTTCTGTCGGTACCGACGGCGACGCAGGGGGCGACGTCTGCGCCGGTCGCAGCGGCTTCGGGTGCTGCGCCGTTCTTCCAGCTGGTCTTTAACGACGTCGGTAAGCGCTCGGATCAGGAGCTTGAAAAAATGGTTCGCAACGCGGTACGCGATCTGATGGCCAACACCCGCAAAACTAACCGTGGTTCTTTCCGCGATCGGGAGTAAGGAGTTTTTATGATGATGGTATTCGGGATGTTTGTTTTTACGCTGCGCACTGTCCCGTATCAGCAGCTGCGCCACTCACAGGAATGGCGGCACGTTAAAAATGACCGGGTTAACCAGTCGGCAGCCTGGCAGTACATCGGGCCGGGCGACGATACGGTCACGCTCGACGGCGTGCTCTATCCCGAAATCACCGGCGGACGCTGGTCACTGGCCGCGCTGGAGACGATCGGCTTTGCCGGTCGTCCCTGGCCGCTGATTGAGGGAGACGGGCTGATTTACGGGATGTACGTCATGACGCGGCTGGAGCGAGGGAAAACGGAGTTTGATCGCTACGGCAACCCCAAAAAGATTGAGTTCACTATCAGTCTGAGTCGGGCCGATGCGGATTTTCGCGAGAAGCTACAGACGTCGTCGGTCAGCGATGTTCTGGATGATCTCAAAACCAGCGCAACCAAAGCCGTTAACTCGGTTTCAAACTCTCTGAACAGTCTGTTCTGATCGGCTCAAAGCCCCTCCCGCAGGGGCTTTTGTTTTTAAATAATCACCGTTTAATTATTACATATATCTGCTATTTTATTTCTCTAAGACAGGTAAAAATTTTGCATGCACTCATCAAAAAAGATAAATAAAATTATTTCAACAAAACCCGCCAACAAAGTTAAATGAATGCTAATTCTTATTTACTGGCCGAGTGCCAGACAGTTCACTAAAAATTAATGATCACACTATCATTTCGGACCTATCTTTCCTAGACTACACATCTCTGGAGGCCGTATGAAAAAGAAAGCTGCCTTAATAACCATTCATGGAATGGGAAAAACAGAACCCACATATGCGGATTCTTTTCTTAAAAAAATAAATAAAAAACTTGGAAGCCGATCTGAAAACCTACATACAGATAAAATTTATTATCAGAAAATTTTACAAGATAACGAGGATTTAGTCTGGGGGAGGATGATGAAACATGTCAGGTGGCTTGACCTGAGGCAATTTATACTCTTCGGATTTGGTGATGCGGCAGGTTTAGAAGCTAAAAAAGACACCATTAATAGTGTTTATACTCAAGCACAGGCTGAAATAGGAAAAGTGATTCTAAACACTTTTAATCAGATTGAATCCAATGCACCTGTTTTTATTATTGCTCAATCGCTCGGTTGTCAGGTGGCATCCTGTTACTTCTGGGATGCGCAGGAATACTTGAAAGGAAAACAGGTCACTGCCGGAATATGGAAGAGCAATAAGGATTTAGAATCATATGTTAATAACAACATAAAACTAGAGCCTGACCAAATAAATTTTTTAGCTGGCAGCAGATTTAATTATTTTTACACTACCGGCTGTAACATCCCTATAT